GGATGTCACCGGGATGGATTTCAGCCAGGGGAAACTGATCAAGCCCTATGAGCAGTCCGCCTGGATCAACCGGGCCATCCAGCTGAAGGTCGACGAGATCCTGCGCGTGCCGCTGAAATTCTACGACGGCGATGTGGAATTCACCGATCCGGCCTTCGCGGCCTGGTGGCAAAGTCCCTTCCTGACGGCCTCCGGCCGGGCCATGTCACTCATCGAGGTCCGCAAGGAGCTCGCCTCCTGGCCGGACCTGGGCGGGGAGTTCTTCATCATCCTGGGCGATGACTGGCTGAACCCCTTCGCGGCCCGCAGTTGGGGCGCTCTCTCGCGGCCGATCATCGCCCGACCGGACAAGATGCGCCATGTGGTTCAGCAGGGAAAGATCATCGGCTGGGTCTTCACTGACGCCGGCGCCCAGCAGCATTCGCTCCTTCCCGAGCAGGTGATCCATGCGCCGCTCTGGAACCCTTATGACGACTTCCGGGGCCTGGCCACGGTGAAGGTTGTCATGAACGCGGCAGAGGCCGACTACCTGGCCGGGCTCTATATCCGCAATCTGATGCGCAACAATGGCGACCAGGGCGTCTACGTGATCGCCAAATCGGGCGTCATCGACGACGTGCAGCGCGAGCAGATCATCGCCTCGTTGCGGGAAAAGCGCATGCGCGCCCTGCGCGGGGATTTCTCAGCGGCTTTCCTCACTGGAGACATCTCGGTCGAGGATCCCAAGGCCCAGGCGCCCGACGGCGCCTTGAGTGCCGGCCGGGCCTTGAGCCAGCAGGAGGTTTTCCTTGGGCTTGGCGTTCCTCCCTCGATGGCGACGGTGAAGGCAAGCTATTCCATCGGCGCCGACAGCGATCGCTTCACGCTCATCACCGGCACGTCGATGCCTCTCTCCCACCGGGTGGATGCCGCGCTCGCGATCATCGCCGGGATCCAGCTGGGCCGCGTGCGCCTGGTCAATGGCCAATGGACGCCGACCGGCCGCCCGATCGTGGCGGAGAGCGACTGGGACGATCATCCGGTCATCCAGCAGGTGCGCCGGGAGCGCATCGATAGCGCGATCAAGCTCTGGGGAACCGGGATGTCGATGAAGGTCGCGAACGAATATCTCGACCTCGGCATGCAGGCCTTCCCCGGTTGGGACCGCGGCTATCTTCCCTTCTCCGTCGCGGCGGTTTCCGCCGACGGTGAGGTCGCACCCGCATCCCCCGCTCAGGAACTCGACGATCCGGCGGAGTCGCCGGAATTCTCGGAGACCGATGAGGACGATTCTGTCAAGGCGCTCCGGCTCCTGGTGCTCGGGCGCCGGCGAATGGAAGAGCGGGCACGAAGCCAGGAAACCGCTCGCGTCGATGCGGAATTCGCGATGTTCGCCTGCAGTTGCCACGATTGCGCGGAGGTCTCGCAGCGCGCCAATCGCTCGCCGGCCGAGCTCGCCCACTGGCGCACGCTCATCGCCAAGCGGCGCACCACGGTGAAGAGTTTCCAGAGCGCGATCGGCCGGGTCCTCATGCAGGCCCGGATCGAGACCCTGCGAAAGATCGAGACCTGGCATAAGGATGCCAAAAGCATCGAGACGAAGGCCGGGGCCGCGGAGCATCTCCTCTTCGACCTCTCCAAGTTCTCGGAGAAGCTTCTCGATGCGATCGAGGGCCAGGAGAAATCCGGCCTGCAGGTCGCCGGCGCCCAGCTCCTCGGTGAACTCGGCCGCGACGACGTTTTCAAGATGCCGCCCGCCCAGGTCCTGGAATATCTCCAGGGCAGGCAGAACAAGCTGAGCAATGTCCCGCAGGAGATGTTCGACCGGCTGAAGGCCTCGCTGGAGGAGGGCCTGAAGGCGGGCGACACCCAGGATCAGCTCTCCGGCCGGGTGAAGAAACTTTTCAACGACATCAACGATGGCCAGGCCCGGACGATTTCCTTGACCGAAACGGGCGCCTGCTACGGAGCCGGCCGGCATGCGGCGATGAAGCAGGCCGGCGTTCAATTCAAGGCCTGGCTCACGAGCGGCCTGCCGAACATCCGCCCCGCCCACCTGCAGGCCGGGCTCGATTATCCCTCCGATCGCGGGATCCCGATCGACGAGCCCTTCATCGTCGACGGGGAGGGACTCGATCATCCCGGAGACGAAGAGGGATCCGCGGGTAATGTCATCAACTGCCACTGCATCTCGATCGCGGTCGCGGCACCCCAGGAAGAGAAGCGGCGGCCGGAGCCCAGGCGCGAGAGGCGGGCGAAGGAAACTTCCCCCATCACCGTCAATGTCGCTGCTCCGGTCATCAATTTCGTTCCGCCCGCGGTGACGATTCCTCCTGAGTCGGTGAAGCTCGACATCACCCTCAATCAGCCGCCTTCCGCGCCGCGCGAGGTCCGGCATATCCGCGACGAACTGGGCCGCATCTCAAAGTCCGTGGCGGAGGAAATTTCCCCGCCCGCCAAACCCTGATTTCCCATGACCGTTCACACAGCCATCGCCGCGCGCAACGCCGCCCTGAATGCCATCGCCGCGCTCCTCAATTCCGGAAAGCTGGCGATCTACACCGGGTCCATGCCGGCGACGCCGGAAACTGCGGCAAGCGGCACGCTGCTTGTCACCCTCACCCTCAACGCCACGGCATTCGCCGCGGCCTCCGCAGGCGCGGCCGCCGCGAATGCGATCACCGGAGCCACAGCCGTCGCGACCGGGACTGCCGGATATTACCGACTCTTTCAATCCGACGGCACTACGGCCGTCCAGGACGGCGATGTGAACACTTCCGGCGCGGCGCTCAATGGCGGCACGACCTCGATCGTCTCCGGGGCGAATATCACCTGCTCCGCTTTCACGCTCACCCTCCCGCAACCCTGATGTCCGCCTCTGGCACAGCCACCTTGAATTTCGGCAGCTTTCCCGGCGCCTCCGATGCCTCGCTGGCCATCACCGGCCAGGCGGGGATCCTCGCGGGCTCACTTGTCGAAGCGTGGCTTTTCCCCGCGGCGACCGCCGATCACAGCGCCGACGAGCATCTCGCCGAATCGATCGAGATCATGGTCGGAGCAATCGTTCCGGGTATCGGGTTCACCATTTTCGGCTTCAACTTCAACCCCCTCTCGGATCCCAAGGGCCTGGCGACTCTTCTCTACGGACAATGGTCCGTCGCCTGGGTCTGGAACTGATCCAAAACTCTCATGGCAATCCAAGTTCAGGGCAATAGCGGAACGGTCGCGGAGGTCGAATCCGGCACGCGCGCAGTGCGAACGACGCCCCGGCCTGTCGATATCGGCACTCTCGGAGCCTATCGGTTTTCCGTCGTCACCGGAACGCTGGCCGCAGCCCTTGCCGCCGGCGCCGTGGTCTTCTCCGCCCGGTGGACCGATGCCACCCGGCTCGCCGTCATCACGCGCCTTAAGGGGCGCTTCATGCCGCTCACCCCATTCACCGCGGCGACCTTGAGCGACCACACCTCGATCGACGCCTTTATCGGCCGCAGTTTTTCAGGATCCCACACGGGTGGCACCGCCCTCACCCTCACCGGCAACAGTTTCAAGATGCGCACCTCGATGGGGTCGACCCTCTTTGGCGACCTTCGCATCGCTACCACGGCCGCCCTGGGCGGCGGCACGGTGACGCTCGATCCGCATCCCTTCGCCGCGACCCTGCGCAAGGGCAATCGCGTCAATCCCGCCTCGGCCGCGGAGGAAGTGATCCAGCCGTCCGACGACGGTCTCAATGTCGAATTCACGGTTGGCGACGGAGCCTATCCGATCGTCCTGGCGGCGAACGAAGGAATCGTCCTTCGCAACCGCACCGTCTGGCCCGCGGCCGGCACGGGCATCCTCCTCGTCGAGATGAACTGGTCGGAAGTCGCGGCCTATTGATCGGAAATACTTATGGTCACCACAAACAACATCCTCACCAATCCCGCCACCAATGCCCTCCTGGCGGACACCGGGGCTCTGAACGGCAGCCAGACGAGCCTCACCGCGCTCATCAGCTCGGAAGTCGCTTGCATCGTTTTCTTTGAGTACATGAACGCCGCCAACACGGTGGCGCTCTACTCCCACGCCTTCATCATCGGCGCGAATACGAGCCAGCAGTTCGACCTGCCGGGTCTCAGCTACCTCGTTGGCGAACGCTTCCGCCTTCGCCTGAACGCTGGCGTCACCGGGCACGTCCAGGGCTCGCTCTTCTACTTCTAGCAATGTCGCTCCTCCTCGCATTGCTTGGCGGATCCGCTCCGGTGAATTTCACCGGCGCGGCTTCGCTTGCCGCCGCCACGGCCGCGGGGAGTTTGAGCGAAGGCATGGCGACCAATGGAGCCGCAACGCTGTCCCCGATCCAGGCGGCAGGCTCAGTTTCCGAGACGATCAACGCCATCGGCGCAGCGTCGCTTTCCCCGGTCCAGGCCGCGGGCACGGCTTCCGAAACCATCAATGCCATCGGCGCGGCCTCGCTCTCTCCGGTTCAGGCATCGGGCGCCGCGGGGGAAACCGTCACCACGACCGGAAATCCGTCCCTGGCGCCTCTCCAGGCCTCGGGGACCCTCGGGGGCTCAACCGACCTTGTCGGCGTTCCTAACTTGGCTGCGCTCTCCGCCTCCGGATCCGCCAGTGAGACGATCTCTTCCACCGGAGTCCCGCAGCTCGCCGCCCTTTCCTCTTCGGGCAGCATCACCGAGACCTTCGACCTGGCCGGCGGGGCGACGCTCTCGCCCTTCACCGCTTCCGGAAATCTGAACCAGGGGACGCCGGGCGATTTCTCCGGATCGGCTACACTGGAACCCTTCGGAGCCTCCGGGTATTTCGACCAGACGGTCGAGAGGATCTACGCCGGGAAATGGATTCCGCTTTTCCGGGATGCCGGGAAGCCCGTCACCTTTACCGGTTCTTCGGGCCTGGCTCCCATTGGGGCTGCGGGATTCGTCGAATCCGCAATCGATCTCCAGGCCCGCGCGGCCGTCGCCCAGGTCATCGCCGAGGCGCAGCTCATCAACCTATCCGACGAGGAGGAACTCGCCGCTCTCGCTCTCGATCTACTCTCATGAATACGCCAAGCTATTCCGCTCTCCTCAAGGCTGCCGGCCTCACCGCACCGAAGCGCCGCGAGCTCGTTGTCACGCCCAGGATCCTCGATGAGGCGAAGGGAATCGTGCGCTATACCGCCAGCGACGAGACGCTCGACTGCTACAATGAGATCGTCCGCGCGGCCGGCTGGCAGTTCACCTTCTTCTCGAAAAACGCCCCCTTCGTCGACAGCCACGACTACTCGACCATCAAGAACCTGCTGGGCCAGGTGGTCGACTTCCGCGTGAACGGCAACGCCCTGGAGGAGGACGTGGCTTATTCCCGCGAACCGGGCACGCTCGCCGAGTGGGCCTTCAAGATGGTGCGCGACGGGTTCCTCCGCGCCGTCTCGGTGGGATTCATTCCGCTCTCCACCGCTTCG